CTGAGTTGCTTATCCCTTCCAGATGCGAACCAGCCGCGCGAAGTGGCGTATTTTCTATCGTCGGGCGATGGAAATAGCTACTTCGGCGAGAGAAGCGGTGTTCGGTCGCGCTCAGCCCTCAAAATGGCCTTGATTCGGCTTGTCTCCTCACTTGTTCTCATGGTTTTTAAGTTTAAACGCATCACATCCGAGGCCCCGTTCCCGTTTTACCGGGTCAGGGCACTCGATTGTGAATCTTTTTCCACACCAGAAGCATGTCGGCCGGAAATTCCCGTCGTAATGCTTAAATTCTTCGCAAATACGAGACTTTCCCGGTATCGGAGCATCCAGTTTCCAGCAGAAACCCCGTCGGTTCCGGACCTCCCACCACTGGCAATGCTTACAGTAGGGCGTTGACGTTAATGACAAGACCGTTTCCGATGATTTCTCCTTGTTCACATACCACGAACTCGTGCGCATCGAAGTTCTCGGCACCGAAGGTCCAGCCGCCATCCTTGTTGTACTGGGCCGTGATGTAGGGCGTTCCTTCTGGGAACGGGTACTCCTCGCGCTCCTGAACCCAGACGGGCGTAGGAGCCACCTTCTCGCCCTCGTCGTCAACCCACTCCTTCACGAAGCCGATCTTGCCCTCCGAGAACTCGTCGCTCACGGCGCCGTCGAACTCCACGCAGTCGTCGGAGTAGCCCGTGACCACGATGATGTTCGCCTTTTTGCACGCATCCAGAAGCGCCTCGTCGATCTCGTCCATATACTCCATCGCATTGAGCGACATAGCCACGAGAGAAGACTTCGGGTTCTTGATGGCGAGCTCCGAAATCACAGCCCGCGATATAGCATAGGGCGGCTCTCCGTATTCGTGTGCCGGGACCAGACCCAGCTTCACGGGGGTTCCGGGGATGTAGGGCACGACTCCCGGCTCGGCAAGATGCCAGTAGGCCAGAATCATAACGTTCTCGAACGAGGAGGCGCCGACGTAATCCCCGATCTCGGGAATCTCGATCTCCGGCACGAGGGCCTGCCGCTCCTCGTTACTCAGGACCGTGTAGCGCATGACTTCCTCCGGCGTTCCCAGTTTACGCGCCAGCGTCACCGCCATCTCGCACACATGAAGCTCGTGGGCCTCGTACATGATGGAGAAGTCCTCGCCGCCGTTCTTGCGCCGGATGTCGATACGCTTCTTGTAGATGTTCGGAAGCTGGTCATAGACCTCCTGATAGGCGGCTTTCGCCTCCTCGTAAGCCTCCTTCATCCTGGCGAACTTCTCCGTCTTCTCCTTCTCGATCTGGGTCTTCATCTCCTCGTCGGTGTAGTTCCAGAGGGTCTTCTCGCCGACCTTGACCATCTGGACCCGGTTCGAAGGCTCGTGCAGGCCCACTTCGATGTGGCGGCCGATGTCGATGCTGTCCATGTGTACGGCCGGGAGCGACAGCTTCGTGTCGATGTCGCCGATGACGGTCATATACTCTCCCTTTTCGGTCGCCTCGAGCGGCGACCATGAATGTGGATGTGTTTCATTATTTCAGTTTTTCGATAAATTCCACTACCTGATTAAATCGCGTGTCCTTGTCAGGGAAGACAGCCTCGTACATCCGCTTAATCATAGCCGTGTCGTACACAGTAAGACTGCTGACTTGGCTCGGATCGACATTCTGGGCCACTCCGTTCATCTCAACCCGGATCATCTGGTCGAAGGGAGATGCGCCTTGAAGAAACATGTAGTCATACACGCCCCCTTTAACCCGGACCAGAGTGCCCGGAGCCAGTTGTCTCAGTTCCTCGTAAGTCATACCCCCATAATGTCAAAGAGTGGAACCGAATGGAAGAAGATGTGGTCGCCCGATTTGAGCCTCAGAGTAAGAGTGCCGTCTCCTTGAGAAATGATGTCTTCGAGCACGGGCGTCGAAAACTTATCGTCCGGAAAGTTGGCTTTGAACGTTTGTTTGATCTCGTCCAGATGCTCCGCGATATAGGACGCAACGGAACGGGGCTCTTTCGCCTCCTTGTTCTGATTCGGGGTGTAGAACATGCCGCAGTCCTCGAAGTGGTCGTAGTAGTCATCCTGAACGCGCTCCACGTCGCTTTCAGCCGCTACCACGGGCCAAGTCTTCTCGAAAGCGTCGTGGGTGATGTCCGCCTTCTCATAGTAGTGAACCGAAGAGGCAGGCCGCGTCCGGAATTGAGTGTGTTCGCTCGGGTCCTCGTCGCTGATGCAGGCAATCAGGAGCATGAAATCTCCTTTGTCCTCCGAATACTGGGCCGAAACGATGCGGCCCAAACTCCCGTCTTCGGGAAAAATAACGTGTTGTGTTTTCATAGCAATGTGTAAAAGTAAATAAAATTCCTGACAATAGGAAACCCCAGCTTGGAAATTTCCTCTAAAAATTCTCGCTTAGTAACCGGGGCCGGACACCAGTCCCGGTAGAGAGGGTAAAGGACCGAAACGGGCTGGCTCGAACACCTTGTAGCGTAGCCGGGACGAGCGTAAAGCCCCTTTTCGACCATGAAGTTCAGAACGTAGAAGGTAGGAGTGTCGGGAGGTTCCGGCCAGCATATCAAAGCCCTCCGCCCGACGACCGGGATGCCAAGTTCGATCAGCGCCTCCCGGTTCTCGTCCTCTTCTCCGGGGAAAGCCTTGCGGATTCTAACCCAGCTCGCTCTTCCCCGCAAAGTGCTTATCAACTGCCGCATAAGCCTTGTCTACCACTTGGCATATCTCCTCGAACTCCATCTCGTCGCTCCACTCCTGACCGACAAACGCGCAGAACATCTGCATCCAGATAGCATCAGGTTTTTTCATTGTAATCGTGTCTTAGTCGCGCCGACATCACTCTCCCGATGTCGATGCCGTATTTTCCGCAAAAAGCCAAGAGCCGGAGCAGTGCGCCCGCAACCCGGTCCTCGACCGTGAATTGAATCTTGTTCTCGTAGATGGTCTTGTAGTTCCCACTCCCCATCCCTTCCAAGGCCCCCTCCTGCATCCAGCCCTCCGACTCCGCCGCCAGCAGAACCCGGCCCAACTCCAGTTGGATCAGGGCGAGCTCCCTTGCGAAGAACGCCGGGTCCGCCGCAACGGGGCACTTCTTCTGCAAGTCGTATTCCCCGTGTCTGTCCAGAAGCTCGCAGGCCATGCCCGCAATCGAGGTTAGTTGCTGGTAAGATTCGAAAGCCATGCCTTCTTCGCTTTTAACAGCCGCTTCTCCCAAGAGTCGAAGAAGCTCCCGAACTCGTACACTTTCTTCCGGAACCCCTGACGGTCACTGGCCCCGGATTTAGAGCACGAGATGTGGAGTTTTACCCTAAAAATACCATCCTTCTTCCGGCACTCCTCGTAGTACAAGTCCCCGGCCCCGATTTCGCGCTCGCAAAGCTCGCAGACGTGCGCCCTCCGCGCCCGGACGTAACGTTTTCCGATTACTTTAAAATCTTTCATATCGTTTAGGTTTAATTTGGTTCAGAATCCAGTCTCTCCGCCGCGCGATCAACTCCACTCTCGCTTTCGCCACGTTGGAATACACGGCCACCAGCGTCTCCCCAACCCTGAGCACACAGCCTCCCTCCATGACCGGGATCAGGCGGAGGTGCTCCTTAGCGGCCGCGCATAGCTGTCTGAGTCTATAAGTGTTCATTCAGGTATTCGTAAAGTTCTCTTAAATCCTCTTGTTCCGAAACGAAGTCGATGTAGGGAGTGAAAACCCAGTACTCATGCCCGTGACGGTGGTAGCCGAAGTGGTGGAGTAGCTGGCCGAAAGCGTTCCGGCTCATGGCTGGCAGAAACACCGTGCCCTTGTTATCAGCCAAGAAACGCTGGTAGATCGTCTCGAAACGTAGCCGATGCCTCCGATCCGGCTCCCTACGGTACGGGCTCATGTTGCGCTTCATCTCGAAGCGGTGGAAGAGCTCCTCGTTATGGCTGTACGGAACCATATACTCTGACTTTGGATTCTACGATTTCGTAGCCAAGATTCCGTATCACCTCGAAGAACTTCGGCCGATACGGTTTCGGCTCGATCTCCGCTATGATCGCGTCCACTGCAACGTGACCTCTATATATATGGTGCGGGTCCACCCTCGGAACCCAGTCCTTCGCCGCGAAGTATGCTTGCATCTTCGGGCCCCAGAAATCCTTCTGGGTATCTACTTCCTGACAACATACTCTGAATCACTTTTGTAGAGCCGGAGGGAGTCCTCTGCGCTGAACAGTGAAACCTGACGCTTGTTACCCCGCCCCTTAAACTGGAACACCTCAAAACCGCATGCCCGCACGATGCGGCCGAACTCTGGGAGCGAGAGCCGTCCGTAGATCGGCTTCTTCTTGGCCTCGCACCAAGAGACGTACACTTTCAGCAAGCCGTCGAGCGGTGCCGTACCCGGAGCCATGCAGACACGGGGGACCGGAGAGATAAGGCAGGACTCCATGAACTCCTCGAAAACTTCTTTATTAAAAGGTATCGACATAAATGATTAACGTTTAACTTGTGATCTGAAAAATATTTTCCAATTTATTTGCATATATTGGAATTTTATTATAGCTTTGCAGAAGTTAAACGTTAATCATTTATGTCGATACCTTTTAATAAAGAAGTTTTCGAGGAGTTCATGGAGTCCTGCCTTATCTCCTCCGGTCCCCCGTGTCTGCATGGCTCCGGGGTACGGTACCGCTCGACGGCTTGCTGAAAGTGTACGTCTCTTGGTGCGAGGCCAAAGAAGAAGCCGATCGTACGGACGGCTCTCGCTCCCAGAGTTCGGCCGCATCGTGCGGGCGATGCGGTTTGTGTAGGTGTTACGTAGGGTAGGGACGGAAGACGCGTCGTAGTCTGTTCGTGCGACGCGTCGTCGCCTCCGCTCTACGACGAATAAGACTAGAGTGTAGTAGTCGTAGTGAAGTAGAACGTAAGAACGTAACTAGGTACGGTACGGTTCGGACGGACGACGGAAGACGACGTACGTACGTACGTACGGACGGTACGGTACGGTACGGGTACGGGTACGGTACGGTAGGGTACGGTACGGACGGGACGGACGACGGAACGACGGAAGGACGGTAGGAGAGAGAAAAAAAA